CCTTCTAAAGTGTTTGCTGATATTGGTACGAATGTTATTCAGGGTCTTATTGATGGTATTGGTAATATGCTTTCTGATGCGACTCAAACCATCATTAATGTTGTAACCAGTTTGGTTTCAGCTATAACCAATAAGATGGGAGAGTTCTTATCAAAAGGCGAAGAATCGATGACTAATCTCAAGAATGGTATTTCTAATAAACTCTCTGATGTTAAGGATGCGGCTATAAACATAGTATCAAATGTTTTATCCGGTATAGGTGGAAAATTATCTGAGTTCACCTCAATGGGCAGTAATTTGATTAATGGATTAAAGCGTGGCATACAGAACGCAGCTAGTGGTGCTGTTTCAGCTGCGAGAGGAGTTGTTTCTGATGCTGTTTCCGCAGCTAAGAATCTGTTAGGCATCAATTCACCTTCTAAAGTGTTTGCTGATATTGGTAAATACTCTGATGAAGGTTTTATTCAAGGTTTAAAAAGTTACTCTTCGAAGGTGGAATCCGCATCTGAGGACATTGGTAAAAGCGCTATTAATGGAATATCTAATGCAATTTCAGGAATAACAGATGCTTTGAACTATGATATGGATATGGAGCCGACAATCCGACCAGTACTTGATCTGTCCGCTATAACAAGTGGCGCTGACGAAATTAACGGATTGCTTTACTCGAAAAGATCAATCGAATTAGCCGGAAAAACCGGAATGGGTATGAATAATTTGGCTTCCGATAATCAAAGTAACATCATATTAGACAACGATAATGTGGTTAAAGCGATAGGAGAACTTCGTAATGACATGTCGGTTTTGGCTAATACCATGAGTAAATTAAAGATCGTGATGGATACCGGTACATTAGTTGGAGCCTTAGTAGGTCCTTTAGATTCTTCTTTTGGCCAACGAGTAATTTATGAAGGAAGGGGGATTTAACAATTGTACCATTCAATTACTTTTGGAGATAAGAATACGTGGGACGATTGGCACCTTGTTCCTTCCTCGCGTCCGGTATTTAATCCTCCGTCACTAAAAAGAAAGATTTTAGATATACCCGGTGCAGATGGTTCTATAGATTTATCAGAATCACTCACCGGGTATCCGGTTTATGAAAACCGTGAAGGCAGCATTGAGTTTATTGTTATGAACGGCTATAAAGAATGGTACCAAGCTTATTCTGATATTATGGATTATTTGCACGGGCAAACTATGCGAGCCATTCTCGAAGATGACAAAGAGTATTTTTATGAAGGACGTTTTACAATAAACGAATGGAAAAGTAGCAAAGATAGATCCCAGATTATTATCGATTATAGTCTTGGGCCATATAAATGGCTTTCGCGTGCGTCTTTAGATGACTGGGAATGGGATATTTTTAACTTTTACACTGGAATTATTCCAGCGAATGTGTTTAAAAATATCCCAGTTACAGAATCTTATGAAGCTCACATATTTGATAAAGGTTTGTTTGGGAGGGCGCCCGTTTGTCCGTCGTTTATTGTTAGTACTGTATCAGGAAACGGTATGTATATCCGTTTCGTCAACAATGAATTAGGGATCGATATCACCAAATTAGTTCAAAATGGAACGACACAGATTCCCGAATTTTTGTTTCTTGGCAATACTGTAACTGTATATCTCAAGTGTGTTTCTGGTACGGGTACTGTATCAATTAATTTCAGACAAGGGAGGTTATGATTATGTATTCGATTTATGCCGATGGTATTTGTATATACAATGATGCTTTTGCTCTCGACAATATGAAAGTCATAGATCCAAAGTTAACACTTGAAGACAGCGCAGCCGGTTCCTTATCAATGACTTTGCCGCCATCGAACATCGGATACGGTACCATAGTTCGAATGGTAAGTGATATTTCGGTTCATAAAAATGGCGAAGAGATATGGGCCGGTCGAGTATTATCCGAAGATAAAGACTTTTGGAATAATAGAGTTCTTTATTGTGAGGGCGAGCTTGCATTTTTAAATGACAGTACACAACCCCCCGCTGAATATTATGGGCAAACAGTTCGAGGATTTTTAGAAACTTTGATAAATATCCATAATTCTAAGGTGACTGACGATAAGCAATTTACCATTGGCAGCGTAACGGTTACTGATTCTGATGACCCTTTATATCGGTACACTAATTATGAAAAAACTATAGAGTGTATCAATGAAAAGCTTGTAAAAAAGCTTGGGGGGCATCTCAGAATTCGTAAAGTTGATGGTGTAAGATATCTGGATTATTTAGCAGATTACCCAAACACTAATAGCCAGATAATCGAATTTGGCAAAAATCTCCTGGATTTTACACGCAAATGGGATCTAACGGAATTTGCTACAGTAATCGTTCCTCTTGGTAATCGATTGGATGAAAGCCCGATTGAGGCTCTGGATGCTTACTTAACCGTGGAGAGTGTGAACAATGGCAGTCTTTATGTACAATCAAGCGAAGCAGTTGCTTCATATGGTTGGATTGAGAAAGTTATTCATTGGGACGATGTAAGTACGGCATCATCATTGTTATCTAAAGCCGAAGTTTATCTTTCTGATATTCAGTTTGACAATATGTCTATCGAACTTAGTGCTTTGGATTTGCATTATTTAGATGTGAATTATGAGGCAGTTAAGTTGCTCGACGAGCTTCGTGTTGTCTCTAAACCTCACGGTATGGATCGACATTTTCCAGTTACTAAGCTTGAAATTCCACTTGATAGTCCGGAGAAAACACTGTTTAAACTGGGGGATACTATCAAAACTTCCTTGACAAGCGTTAATAACCAAACCAATACTAATATTTTGCAGAAAATTGAAAGCCTTCCAAAAGCTCAGAGTGTTTTAAAAGAAGCCAAAGAAAACGCCACTCAAATCATGAACATGGCCACCAACGGATATATCACCATTACACAAGACCAATATGGCACCAATACTATGTATATTTCAAACGATAAAGATTACACAGTCGCCACTAAACTTTGGAAATGGAATATCAACGGGCTTGCGTATTCAAATGATGGCGGTGAAACCTTTGGATTAGCTATGACTATGGATGGTGCCATTGTGGCTGATTTTATTACGGCCGGAATACTTAACGCCGATCTAATCAAAACTGGAAAACTGCAAGATATAGATGGAAATGTTATTTTTGATCTTTCCACGGGAACATTAACCTTTAAAAAGGGCTCTATAAATATTAATAACGGGGCGTTCAAGGTCGATACTGACGGTAAGCTAACAGCCACAAAAGGTAGTTTCACAGGTGATGTTATCATGGGACCAGGCAGTGTTATCACATGGGATAACTTACCAGACGGTGTTGCATCTATTGGACAAATACCCACTTCACCAGAGGATATTGGGGCACTGCCTGCCAGTGATTTACCATCATATATTACTAAGACTAAGATTACGCAGACAACTATTGAAAGTCCGGATATTAGGGGCGGGACAATTTCTTCGGACACTACGATTGATGTCGGTACGGATTTGAAAGTAGGTAATAATATATATTTGGGAAAATATGTTCAATCAGAAGATAAACATATATTTTTAAAAGACAATTGCTATCTTTATACAATTGGTGATTCTTTAGGTATAACCGCAATGGGAAACGTTATTATTAATCCAGCGTTTGGTGTTTATATTGGAAATTCTAATTCGCCAGATAATGAAGTAGCAACAAAAGGAGATGTTGGAACCCCAATCGCTGTATTTGGTTAATCGATATAGTATTCACTATCAATGTAAACAATCTCTCTATAAAGTATTGCGTCTTTTTTTAGGATAAAAATGTTTTGCTCATCTATCAAAACATTAAAAACATTATCACTAAATGTCGTTTTCACTTCTTTACCGGTTTTGCGCATTTTATCCGTCCATTCAGTTAAACCAAAATAAATTTTCCCATCAACATCAATAGCTTTCAATCCTTTGAAGGTGGTTTCTTTCACTCCCTGCTCTCCAGCTTTTATGGTTGGAGAGCTAATATTTTTTTTCTTCAATCGCCAAAGGTGCAGCCGATGTTATCACAACCGCATTATTAACAGCATCCCATGTCACACTGGCACCCAGGGATTCCGCAACAAATCTGGCTGGGACTAAAACGCGACCGTTAATGTTTTGGGGTGGCACGTCACATTGGATCTCCTGACTGTTGATAATGAGTTTGATTGGATTAGCAGCCATGGCAAAGGTGGCGGTGGCCATTATTAAACCGACGACAAGGCCGACAAGAAAACACTTTGTTTTTTGGAACATTATACCAACTCCCTTCTCTTTTAGAAATTATAATATACATTTTGTGGAGATTCAACAGTGATTTATCGGGAAAGGTGGCGAATTTTAATGAAAGTAAATTATGGCGGTGGAGATGGGGCAGCACCCAGTGTTCCGATACCGCCTGAACAATGATTTGAGGGTGATTTAAAATGGCTACAATAACAGCACCACCATCACCACCAGCGAATTTTTACTCAGCTAAAAGTGTAAGAGGGGCAAATGGAATTCAGATTGACATATTTGGCTATCCGATACCCAACAGTTTAAGTCTTAGTGGATTGACAGTACCTTTTTCTTTTCCAAACTCAGATACATTGTTTGATGTATCTATTTTAACAGCCAACCATGAAGTTATTGTTGTAGGATACTCTCTCCTCAGCGCTTATATCACTTCTTCTGTAACTTATACAGCTACGTGGTATAGAGACAGGGATTGGGCAGTTATATTCCAAAAAAGCTGGACTCTAGAGGATCCTCATTCTTATGGTTATGAATATTGGGAAACTGTTAGCGTAGCATATTGGATTGGTTGGCTTTCAGAAAATCCGGGCGTTATTACTTATCCACAGTATAAAGAAATACAAGAAAATGGAGATTATCATGTAGTAATATCAGCATCAGGCGGAGAAAATTTTAGTCAGACAATAAATTTTGCCGTTAAAGGTATTCCAGCGCAAACAATATTAAGTAATCCAACAGAAACAGGCTTTGATTGGCTAGTAAGACTTTCAGATTATTTTGATACAAGCAATTATATTCGAGCAGGGGTCTGTAATCAGCCCTTTACCAACGGTCAAAGCGCGGCCCCAAATGGAATAGTTGCTTTTAATAATGCTACTTCAAGTAATATTGCTACTGTTACTGGCGGGACTATCACAGGTCAAAGCCCAGGTACAACATATACTTTATATGGATTCGCCCAGGCCGATAATGGCCTTTATTATCAAGCAGGTTCAGCTAGTATTACAACAATTAGTACAAGGCCTTCAAATTGGACTTGGACTACTGCCGAATTGAACGCTTTCAATAATCATGGGAGCCTAACAACTCTAACTTATTCCAGATGGAACGCCTTTTTAGATAGAATTACGGAATTTGAGGTGTATAAATACGGTAGCGCATTGACCACTTTCGATAAGATGACCAGTAGTGACAAAACTTTAACAGCAGCAAGATTTAACCAGGCCAGGTTTGCAATAGGATCTATGTATCCCACGGGGATAACCAATAAGTCGAGTGGCGATCCGGTTTTAGGTAGTTACTTTATAACGATGGCAAACAGTTTAAACAGCATAACTTAGGGAAAAACTGAAATGACGCTGACAGTTAAACAGCACCAATTAAGGAATATAAGTAGGGAGGTGATATTAATTGGCAGACGTTAACACATATCTGGCTCAGATATTATCTGCAACATATGGAGAAGAAGTCAGGATCGCTATTCACGACTCTATAAATGCTATGAACATAGAGTCCTCTAATGCGATGGAATATGCCGAAACAGCACAAGATTCTGCGGCAGCATCGGCTACAGCAGCAGCCAATTCTGCGACAGCAGCGCAAACATCGGCTACAGCAGCAGCCAATTCTGCGACAGCAGCGCAAACAT